TAATATTTAAACCTAAAGACATTAAAAGAATAGTGAGCGATAGGAAAGAGCTAGGAATGGCTGCTATCCAAGTTGTTTACAATAAAACTAAAAAGAGAGTACTAAAAGCATTACACTTTCCAATAGAAACTCTTAGAGCTGAGAAAGCTGTAGATGGAATTATAAAGGCTTGGTACTATCATCCTAACTGGTCTGAGTACAAAAGAGGCGATAAGCCTAAAAGAATACCTGCTTTTGGTCAAGGTGGCAAGAAGGAAACTTCTGAGATATTTGTATCTAAACCTTATCAAAGTGGATTTTGGTATTACACTCCTAGTGACTATCACGGATGTTTACAGTACTGTGACTTAGAAGTAGAGGTATCTAACTACCATATTAACAATATAAAAAATGGTTTACAGCCTAGCTTATTTATTAATTTCAACAATGGTATTCCTCCAGAGGAGACTCAAGAAATAATAGAAAGCAAGATAAATGATAAGTTTGGAGGAACAAACAATGCAGGTAGAACAATCATAGCTTTTAACGAAGACAAAGATAGTTCAGCAACTATAGACCCTATACACTTACCAGATGCTCATGCACAGTATCAGTTCTTAGCTGATGAGAGTAGAGAGAAGATAATGTTAGGACACGGAATTGTATCTCCTATTTTATTAGGTATTAAGGATAACACAGGTTTTGGTAACAATGCAGAGGAATTAAGAACTGCATCTATACTTATGGATAACTTTGTTATTAGACCTTTCCAAAAGGATTTATTAGATGACTTCTGTGAGATATTATCTGTAAATGGAATATACCTAAACTTATACTTTGTTACTTTACAACCTATTGAGTTTACAGAATTAGATAACATATCTACTAAGATTAAGAGAGAAGAAGAAACAGGAGAGAAGCTAAGTTCTCAAGAAGAGCCAACAGACTTTTCTGATGAAGAAGGAGATAGTATGTTAGAGCAATTAGAAGGCTTAGGAGAGATTATAAGCGATGATTGGGAGGTTATACATACTGAGAAGTATGCTGAGGAGTTAAGTGAGGTTAAAATGGCTGAAATTAAGTCTAGTAACAAGTCATCTAAAGAAGATAGTGAAATCTATAAAGTTAGATACGCTTACATGCCTGTAAGAAAATCTCCAGACAGTAGAACTTTCTGTAAGAAGATGGAAACGTTTACAGATAGAAAAATAGTATTTAGAAAGGAAGATATTAATATGATGTCTTTTAGAGGTGTAAATAATGAGTTAGGTCATAACAGACAGAATTATAGTTTACTAAAATTTAAGGGAGGTAAAAACTGTCATCATTCCTGGGAGTTAAGAGTATACAAGCTAAAAGGAGATAAGAGAGTAGACCCTAATTCAGCTTACGAGAAAGGTTTGAAAGAGCCTAAAAATCCAAATGAGATGACTGAAAGAATGATTGATAGACCAGATAGAGGGGCTTATCCAACTAATAAAAAATAAGATATGGCGACTAAAGCATTATTTATAACATTAAATGACTTAAAAAGAAAGTCTATTATATCTGGAAATACAGATGACGATAAGCTAATACAGTTTGTAGAGGTTGCTCAAGATTTGCATATCCAAAACTATTTAGGTGGAAACCTATACGACAAGCTACAGGACTTAATACTAACAGATACACTTGATGATGTTGCTAACGTTAACTACAAGAATTTAATTAATCAGTATGTAAAACCTATGTTGATTTGGTTTAGCCAAAGTTCTTATTTACCATTCGCCTCTTACAATATTGGTAATGGTGGTATCTATAAGCACATTGGAGATAATAAACAGGCTATAGATAAAGATGAGTTAGTACACTTAATGGGAAAAGTTAATGAGACTGCTGACTTTTATACTAGGAGATTTTTAGATTACATGGATTACAATAACAATCTGTTTCCAGAATATAACACATCTACAAATGAGCAGATGAGTCCAGATACAGATTCTAATTTCTCTGGAGGTATATTTTTAGGATAGTATGAAGAAAAAGATTTATAAACCAAAAGACTCCAATGTTAAGAAGATGGAGATGTTATTTAAAAAAATAAAAGACAAAGATAATGGCAAACGAAATATACGATAGTACTTCGTGGGGTAATGCAATAGAAACCGCATCTTCTATTGGAACATCAACTGAAATGATGCAAGCACAATTTAATATAAATCAGAGACAAAAAGTTGAATCAGTTAAGTGCTTAGATGATGCAATACATACAATAGGAATACAAGACATACAAAACTAAAACAATGGCAAAACCAAAATTAGCATTAATACCAGCTGCACAAGGAAGTGATAAGTTGTTTTCTGTATTACCTTCAAGTGGTGTAGGAGATTTTGACTTTATAAGACCTAGTTCGGCAACAAGAATAAATTCAAAAGGACTTATAGAAGAAGTTGCAACTAAAGAATCAAGATTAAACTATCCTTTGATTGATGGTAAAGCTGTAGGATGTCCACATCATATTTTAGAGCCACAGAGAACTAATTTTATATCTTATAGTAATAATTTTTCGGTTTCATATTGGTTAAAAGAAGCCTTTCTTAATGCTTCTGTCCCTGTTGTTACAAGCAACTATTCAACTTCTCCAGATGGTAGTTTAAATGCAAGTAGAATTGTATTTAATCTAAATGGAGGAACGACAAGTAATGATGTTTCTCAACTTGAAGGGTCTGTTGTCAGTAATGGTGGAAGTATAACAAATTCACTATGGATTAAGTCAAATACAGATTCTAGCTATAATATGTCTTTTGTAAGACCTAATGGGTTTTACAGTAGCATTTTAGTGACAACTGAATGGCAGAGATTTGTTATTAGCTCTTCAATCGCAGGGGTAAATTCAACTTTAAGACTAAGGCTTAGAGGTAGTGAAAATACAAGTGATACTGCTGATGTTTCGGTTTGGGGTGCACAAGTAGAAGAAGGATTACTTTATCCAACATCTTATATCCCAACCAACGGAGAAGTAAACGGAGTTACTCGTTCAGAGGAAAGTGCTGACAATGCTGGAAATTTAGACACATTTAATAGTTCAGAAGGTGTTTTAATGATAGAAGCAAGTGCTCTTGTTGATGATATGTCTGAAAGAAGATTCTCCATAAATGACGGAACGTCTAGCAATGTTGTTAGAATTGGGTACACAAGTACGTCTGAAAGAATTGTCGCTGTTGTGTATAATGGAATCGATGAAGCATTTTTAAATTATGATTATGCAAGTATAATTCACAACAATAAAATACTTTTAAAATATAAAGAAAATGATTTTGCTTTATGGATTAATGGATTTAAAGCTTCAACTGATAGTGGTGGACCATCTTTTCCAGAAGCAACTTTAACAAATATGAATTTTGATGATGGAAGTGGAGGTAATAAATTTTACGGAAAAGTAAAACAAGTACAATACTACGATTCGGCATTAACAGATAGCGAACTAGAACAATTAACGTCTTGGATGTCTTTTTTAGATATGGCACAGGGACAACAATATTCAATAAAATAAGATATGGCAAGTACTTTAAAATTTGGAAACGGAAATTGGGCAACAATAGAAGGCTCTGTATTAGCTTATAATGATGAGAATGGTAATTTTAAACCTTTACCATTTGATTATAGTAGAGATGGTTTAGCTACTTCTAAAAATAAGAATGGTTTAATTGAATTTTTAAATGAATCGCAGCCAAAAATAGATTATACAGGTAATAATGAAGGTGCTTTATTGTTAGAGCCAGATAGTACTAATTTTGCATCTTATAGTGAGGATTTTACTCAATCATATTGGAATAAGTTACTCTCAAGTATAACTAGTAATTCAGTTATTTCTCCAGATGGTAGTTTAAATGCAAGTAGTTTTAAGACGACTGGTGGCTTAGGTCCGCATAGTATTTCCAATTCTTTTTCCAATATAACAACTGGAGCTGGATATACTGCAAGTATTTTCTTAAAATATGATGATTGGCAATATTTTCAAGTTAGATTTAATTCTGGTGGAGTTGGACAAGAAACTGGTGTAATATACGATGCTGTAAATAAAACTGTAACTACAACAAATGGCAGTTTATTAAATTCAAAAGTTGAAGAATATGCTAATGATTGGGTAAGGATTTCTATTACATCAATGCCAACAGTTGTAATTCCAGATGTAGGTCTTTTAGTAGCTTACAATGGTAGTGGAGATTTCTTTAATGATACAACAGCTCCTAATACCGAAGCTAATGTTTACATGTACGGAGCTCAGATAGAAGAAAAAATATATCCTTCATCATACATAAAAACAGAAGGAGGGTCAGTAACTAGGATAGCTGATGAGTGTAATGATGCTGGTAATGACCAAGTGTTTAATCCTATTGAAGGCGTGTTGTATTCTGAATTTTCAGCTTTATCTTTAGACAATAGTAATAGATATATTGTTATTTCAGATGGGACTACTAGTAATAGGGTTGTTATAAGATTATCTCCTAACGATAATGAGATAAGAGCCTTAGTTTCGAGTGCTGGAATTGATAAATTTAATAAAGGCTATGTAGTTTCCGATGTAACACAAACACATAAAGTTGCAGTGAAATACAGTTTAAACGATTTCGCTTTATGGATTGATGGCGTTGAGAGAGCTACAGACACAAATGGAGCTACACCAATTAATCTAAATCAATTAAATCTTTCAAGAAATCAGCAACAATTTGAAGGAAGAGTTAAATCAATATTAGTATTTAACGAGGCATTAACAGATGTAGAATTAGCTGAATTAACAAGTTAAAAGTAATAATTACACCTATAATAACAACAAGAGTAAATAATATAATAACTAATAGTTATAACCAAAAGTTAAAATAAATAAGTAATGAGGATAGCAAAATACGAATTTGATTCAAGAGAACAAGCACAAAGTAAAATTGACGCTCTTGGGACTGCAACTGATGAATATGGAAACGAATATCCAACTCATAAAAGTACTATTGTACAATTAGGAAATATTGTTCTTGAACAAGGGGAATATGACGAAGAAGGAGAAGAAGTAACTGCTCCAGTATTATCAGAAGGTTGGCACATTGACGTATGTTGGAACGATGCAGATATTACAAATGAAGAGGGAGAGGTTGACCATCCTTATGGTTGGAAAACTTATGCAATAGACATCGAGGGTAATGGTGTACATTCTTTCTACGGATTGAACTACGATTCACATAAAATGTAATTAAAGTGGATATGCAAGATATTAAATTGGGTGCTTTAAACTTTATAACCTTTATGGTTAGTTTTTCTGATATAGAACAATGGTTGAAATTAACCTTACTTTTAGTATCTATTGTCTATACAATTATGAAAATTTACAATCTGTCTAAAAAGAACGATGACAAAATACTTTAAAGAAGTAGAATATAAAATGGATGCAGACTTTCTTGCTAAACTAGACAAGGCAAGAGAGTTTGCTAAAGTACCATTTG